AGCGTCTCGATCACATTCTCATCCGCGCCGTTGTCCCACGCACCGGCCACAAATCGCTTTGGCCAGGCATTGTTCAATCGCCACGTCCGCAACGTATTGTTGTCACGGTCGAGCTGTTTGATTTCAACGGTGCGCTTGTAGTCCTCATCGACGAGACCCGCGTGCGCCGAGGCGTCTGCCATCGACAGGAACCAATTATAGACGTCTTCGTCCTGCGTGGCCCCACGCTCGAGCGTGATGTCATCCACCGTCAGCCGGCCAGGAGCCTTGTTGGAAATCAACACGCCGCCTTCCCACTGCTCCACGACGGCGGCTTCCATGGCGACCTCAGAACACGTCTGAAACGCAGCACTTCCGAACCTATCAATATCCACCAGAAACTTGAATTTCTTGTGGAAACTTCGCGGACCTCCAATTATTTCGGCCATGGTCTGTCCTCCTCCTTACGCGGTCGCCGCCGCGAGTTCCTCTTCCAATGCCCTGGTATCCTGGGAGACGCGAATGATGATGAACTCCGCCGGCTTCTTCGTCGCAAGCCCTATGCGAATGTTCATCTTCATCGCAAACTGCTCAGAAGGAGGGTTGAGTCCCAAGCCGGTATCCACGAAGAAGCTCGCCGCAGGCGTCGTCCCGCGAAATGCCTTGTTGTTGAACTGCACCAGCAAAAACGCAGCGATCGTTCGGTTGACTCGCGCACGGCTCGTGTCCGTGTTGTCCCCATGACGAGCAAATTGCGTTCCTCTCTTGATCGACTGCTCGATGTACGTCACGCCACGTCGCTCGGCTACCGTTGGGAAGTTGCTTGACGTCTTGAGGGCATAGACACCGTCGATATGCAGCGGAAGTCCGGGGGCCGTCGTGAGCGGATTGATGTGCTTCGGGTAGATGAGGTCCCTGCAGGTCTCCTGCTTGACGTCGTCATCCTCGAAGCCAACGACACCCCGAAGAATTCCACGCTCGATCCCAGCCGGTTGGTTGTATACGCCGCCAGGCTGAGACGCATCCGTACGCGCGTAAACGCCTGCGATGTGCCCCGAGGGTGGAACGATGATCGTGTCATCCAGCCCGAACAAATTCTTGTTCGGATTGATCACCTTGACTTGCGGCCAGTAAATCGCCGCGAATTCTGACAACTCGTAGAGTGCAGCCGTGGTGTCCACGTACGTGCAAATGTCCGTCTTGCTGTATCCGGCCGGCGGATCCAAGATGGCGAACACCTGCCCGTCACGAATTGTCTCGCAGTAGGTGATCATTGCGTTGTGCATGGTGGACCCTTGCATGTCGGGCACGGCCAACAGCGCAAGGTCCAACGACTGATCCAGCACACGCAACCCAGTCGGGCCGCCCACGTCACCGACGAAGTCAGCAGCGGTGATGTCGTCGATCCCGTCCAGGCCTCCGGCCAACGGACCATGATGAACCGTGACGGTTACCGCAGGACGACGTTGCGCCGCCGTCCCAACAGCATCCACGTCCTCGGCCGACACCAACTGAGACCCGGTCTTGATGTGGTTCACGATGGTCTCGACATAGCGATCTGCTGTCGAATCCATCGTCAGGTTGGCGAAATTCTCCATCACCAACCCGCCATCCAACACCCTGAGATTGAACTCGCTGGCGACCCCGCTCGACGCGTTGGAAATTGCAACCGTGACGTCGTTCACGTACGTCCCGTCGTACTTCCCCCACATCTTCAACGTGCTCTGCGCCGCTCCGCTGGTGCCGGAATGCGTAGCGTTGTCAAAGCCGAGTTCGTCGTCTGAGGTTGAGGGCGCGGTCACCTGCACCGAGTAGGACGCCCCTGCCGAATTTCTGGTGATCTTGGCGTATCCACCGGAATTGGAAACAGTCACGCCTGCCACTGCCAACTCGACAACCGTCTTGACTTCGGCAATCGAAACAGCGTCAATCGCTGCCACGTTGCCCGTTCCAGCTACGCTGCCAGTCGAAAAGCCAAGGATCGCGTTTGCAGTTCCGCCCGTGATGTGCACAACGGATGCAGTCCCTCGGGTATCCGAGGTGATCGTGACCTTGGTGCCTCCGGAGGTCACCGTGGCGTGTGCACCGATGCACTTGGCGTTGATCACCGCAGCAACTTCTTCTGCGGTGGCCGCCCCGATGCTCACGAATTCCGACGTGAGGAATGCAATCGTCTGCTCGGCTGCTGCGTCAATGTGGAAAATCAGCGTGTAGCCGTTGACCAATGCATAATTCTCAGCCGTCGCGCACTGCACAGCCGCAGCCACCGCAGTGAAGGTCGCTGTCGTCCCTCCGGCGCCGTCGACCGCGACAATCAGCGTGTCGGAAGGCTCCAGATTGAACGGCGCCAGGGCGGTGCCGAGAACCGATCCGGCCGTTGCGGACGTAGCCGCGGTCGGAATCGTATATGAGCCCTTATCGCTGTGCTTTGAGCTGACCACCGAGGCGTCGGTGAAATGCACCGTCCGGACGAAATCGAGAACCTGCCCGCCATTCTGGAAGAAGCCTCGAACGGCGTGGCTAGCCTCGCCATTCAGAATGTCGCCTCCAAAGTAGGAGGCCCATTCCTCGAAGGAGAGCACTCGCTTCAATTCAGCGATGGGTCCGCGTTCGGTGATTCCAATCATGCCGAGCACGTTCGTGGGCACGCCCTGAATTTGGCGAATCCGTGGCTCTTCCTCAAGAATGATGGTTTTGGACGCAAGTAGTTCTTTTGCCATGGTGTCGCCTATTCAACCTTTCGCGTCTTGACGCCGTTTTTCTCGACCCGGACGCTTCCGTTCTTCGGCGGCTCTACCACCGCAAGAATCTCGTCGACCAGCATCAGAAGTCCCGCACGCACCAACCTGACCACGTCCGGCACCGCCGCGATGGCGTCCGGGAATCCTGACTTGGACGCCCCGGCCAACAAAGACAGCGTCCCCGAGCACGCCTTGCGCTGCTCGAGTCGGCCCACCTGTCCATTTCGCGGATTCAGCTCATTCGTACAGACGAGTTGTCGGGTGAAGCCCCAAGACCGCCGATGAAATTCTGGGTGATCCAGGGAAATCATACACCGACGTCGCCCTACATTGACCAACGTCTTCATCTTCATCCTCCTGGGCTTGGGCCAACGTCGTAGCTCTCGCCCGTCTGATCCAGAGAAGTAACTATTTCGTCAATCATCTGGGTGACCTCGACGATACTCTCTCCGGTAAATCCAGCAAGCTCCTCCAGGTCAAACCCTCGAATAACGACACTACCAGAAAATGCTCGGATGTTTGAGACGCTCTCGAGCGACATCATGCTAAAGTTTCCACCAGCAACAAAATCAAACTCATACCGAACCTGGCCCAGGCTTGGATCGTCTTCGTCTCGATCCAGGTAAATGAATGGATTTCGATCTACAACCTGAGTTGCCAAAGCCATCAAGTTGAGCAGCTCAACCTGAGAATCGCTCACGCCGACGACAGCAAATATCAAATCAACCGTATACGGAGCGGGGCGCAACACAATCTCCCCGCTCGGAAGAACGGTTGTGAGCATGCCGTTCAAACTGAAAAAGCGATCCTCTACCAACTCTGGGCCATTTAGCGCGATCCCAGGAAGCTCGGCAAGAAGTAGAGTATTCAGCCGGTCTCCGGTCTCGGCGTCGTATTCCGTATGGGTTCCAATGACGACGTTCGGAATTATTTGTTTCCGGAATTCTCGAATGAGCCTCCGAACCAACCGAGCCAATCCTGTCTCTGTCGCAAGCTGAACACGAGCATACGTGTAAGCGTCGGTCGCCGTGACAGATTCTCCTGGAATAAAAACTCCCTGATCATCCAAATTACGCACGACAACGTCGACTTTACCCTCCCCGTACGCATGGGATTCTATCTCTACCCCGGCAGTAAGGCTCTCCGCCGTCAGAACTCCAGCCGCTGTCAAGGTCAACGTCGATGGGGATACCGTCCCTAGGCGAAACGTTGCATTGTTATGTAGGCTTTTGTCTACATGAATGTACTGTCCAGGGCAAAACCCATCTGCTCGCCACGAACCAGCACTCCGAACAAGCGTATCAGGCACCGTGTGTGCAAAGGTCACCAGGGGATTTCCAATCATGCGAATAGTCGTGTCCGCAATTGGAGACGGAGGAGCCAGCACAAACAAACGATTTGACCGCAATACCCTGGCGCTCGAGCACGCCTCGCCCCCGAAGAGGACTTCCACTGTGGGACCAAGATCGGGTGCAACCCCAGGAGCAGCCCAGTCTACTTCTCGAATGCGGAAATTATCCCCGTAAATATGCACACCAGAGCGACCTGTCGTCGGCCCTCGGCTAGGGGTGATGGTAAAAATGACGGGCGTCGCCATGTCGCTGCCAGTCTAACAAAGAAAACTCTCGAACCGCCACTCCAATCCATCCCAAAATGCGCAAGCTCCTAAGGAATCCCGAATTTTCCCCCCAGCTTCAACTGCAACGCGCCACAAATACGTCGGTCCAATCCAGGAAGCAACTGCTGAGCTGTCGGATGCATGAATGGCCTTTTCGGAATGAACGTTACCAAAACCCCACCTGGCTGAAAACTAGGCCTAGCCCCACTCATAGACGCACTTTTCCCAAAAACTTTAGCAAATGAAGCACGCATGAGACCGGCTTTGGATAAATTTCGCATTCGCCAAAAGAACCAACGAGCTTGCTTTGCGGTAATTGTCTGGATAATGATCCGTCCGTATTCATGTAATCGTGCGACTTTACCAGCGTCGGCGTCAACAACCCCTGCAAAAAACTCCATCTGTGCAAGGCGAAGCGCACGTATCGATCTAAGCAGCTTCCTCGTCTGAATTAGAACCTTTTTGCTGCGTTTGAACTCAACTGTGAGCGGCTTTAAAGGGGTAAAGGCCTTCCCACCAGGAGCCTGTCCTTCGATCCCGCGTCGTAAAAACTCAGCCCAAATGTCCGCCTCATCCTTGAGAGCCGCATGCATTGCTCTGCGTAGCTTTCCTCCACCTCGAAAACCTGCCAAGTAAGCCCTAGCTAAGGTCCACCCAGGAGAAAGCTGCACATGAAACGATGTAAGAGGAGTTCCCGCTGGAGAGCTAGCAGACTGAATCGTCATTGCACAACCGACAACGTTCTAGCTTCAAACGATAGTCGCAATAAATTACGAGTCCCACTTAGCCCATCCAGGCGCGGCTGCACCTCCACACAAAAAAGACCTGGAGGGTTTGGAATCGTTTGAATCAACGTACCGTTTTTGTTGTAGACGGCGGCCAGCCGATCGCTCAGCCTAAACG